AACCCATTGAGTTGCGTAGCTGTCTAGCTGCTCATTCATGCTGAGGCTTTTCCCTTTGCCAGCTTCAGAAGCCGTTCCAAGAAACGCTCCTGACCCAAAGTTTCTTCCTGTCTCTTCCGCTCCAACAAAACTCTTTGCATTTAAATCTGGAGTAAGACCTACAGATTGAGCAGCCAAAGTTAAAGCCGTGTCTAAAGACCCAAAACTATTAATTACTTCTTTTGCTTGATCTTGAGTTCCTCTTCTAGTAAAGCCAGTAAACTGCGCCCCCGAAGCAAAGGCAGGAATATCAAAACCTCTACCTTTTAAATTTATACTTGAATCTGTAACCATTCCCGCATTTGAGGACATGGTTCCGCTTTTATCTAAATTCTTAGCTATTAACAATGCAGCAGCAATAGCAGCAGTAACAGGATTAACTAAAGTTGCAAGTTTTGCTGCACCAGTAGAAATGGCAGTTCCTACAGCGTTAGCTCCAGTAGCAAGAGCAGTACCAACAGCTTTAGCACCAGCAGCAATTTTAGCTCCTGCGGTTGCTATTATCCCAGTACCTCCAGCGGCAGCAGTACCTCCAGCAGCAGTACTTCCAGCAGCGGCAGCATTAGCAGCAGCAGCATTAGCAGCCATAGAGCCAGTTCCCGCAGCTATAGCTGCTTGAGCAGCAGCGCTACCTCCAGAAGCCACAGCAGCAGTGGTTGCCGCCGTACTAACAGCAGATGTAGCGGCAGTTGTAATAGCAGTTGATGCGACTTTCCCTGTAACTGTCGCAACCATTGAGTTAATAATATTTCCTAGACCTGATGCAAGACTATTAATAATACCGCCGAAGCCATTAGTGAGTGTTTTTATAAATCCGTCTAAGCCACCTTGACCAAAAATAGCCTCCATTATTTTTTGAGATATTAATTCAGCCACTAAATTCTTAAATCCAGCAACAACAGTATCAAAAAATGATTTAAAATTTATCTTTCCGTCATCTAGTGTTTTGTATATTAAGTCACTAAATGATTTCTGCAGATTCTCAACCATGTTTTGCTGAATTTGTTGAGAAACGGTTAATGCTTGAACAGCTTCATCTGATTCTTTATTTGCTTCTGTATAGGCTTTCTGATTCTCTTTTGCATCGAATACTGAGCCAGCTAAATCTTCTATAGCTAATCTTTCTGCAAGAGTTGCTTCAGCACCTAGCTTTAGTTGTTGATTATATAAAAACTGCTCTCTAGTATTCATAGTGACTTGAGTCATTTCTAGACCCAATGAACTTGTTAATTCGTCATACTTAGAAATTTGAGTTTCAACAAGCTCAACGCTTTCTGCCATAGCTATATTATTATCGTAAACTCCTACTTCAAGATCAGCAAAGCCCTGAGTTAACTGATCAGTGGCTTCTGTAGAAATATTTGTAGCGGTTGTAACTAAACTCAATTTTTCTTCTAATACAGCTTCGGCTTCAGCTAAAGTGTTCGTAATATTTTTTAATGCAATAACTTGACCTTGATGATGATTTAAAGCTCCAGAATTTATAGCGTTAGCACCAGTCCATTTTTCTGTAGATTCTATTAGCCTGTCTTGCTCTGTTTTTAAAGTTTTAATATGCTCTGTTAATGGCTCAACACCTTTATTTATAGCAAGTTGTAATTCTCTTTGCAGATTACTTGTGTTGGTTCCAACTACTTTATTTAATATTTCATACAGACCCCACAGGGCAAGCACTCCAACACCTATTGGCCCACCCATTAATGTAACTGCTCTACCAAATAAAGTTGCAGCAGTAGCAGCACTTGCAAAAGAAACTATAGAAGCTCCAAGAGCAGAAATTAGTTGCACTCCAATTACCAAAGATATGGCTTTTAATCCATTGGTAAGAATTGTTATATATCTAATAAATTTATCTGACTGTACAAATTCATCAAATGCCCTAGAAAGATCAGTTGCAGCTTTAAGGCTTTTCCTAATTGCTGGCTCCAGCATTTTACCAAAGGTAATAGCTAAACCTTCATTTGCTGAATTTAAAGACAACATATCTCCTTCCATGTTGTCAAAATTTGTAGCTGCCATTTCGCTTGCTATACTTGTGCCTGTTATAGCTGCTTCTAAAGTCCTTGCATCCTTTGCCCCATCTATCATTACTGCTGCTGATTTCATTGCCTCTGCGCCAAATAGCGAAGTAAGCTCAGTCAAGCTCATGTTTTCTTTGGCAAGATTTTCTAAAGCTCCAGCAAGCCCCATTACTGATGGCTTGAATTTGTTTTCAGCTTCATTTTCTAACTTCAATAGAACTTGTCTAAATCCTGTTCCTGCTTCAGCTGCAAATAATCCACCTTTTGCTAACAACTGGACACCTACATTAGCTTCTTCAAAACTCAAGCCAGCTAGTTTTGCCGCAACACCAGCATTCTTCATTGCTGCCGAAGTATCAGTGATGGATGACGAACCCATTTTTGCGCCAGCAGCCAATACATTAACAAACCGAGACGCTTGATCAGCTTCAGCACCAAATTGATTTAATGAAACACCAACAGTTTGAGCTGCGGCTGCTAAATCAACTCCAGCAGCTTCTGCTAATGTAACGGCTTCTTTAGTAACAGCGGCTAATGCTTCTTTTGATGCGAGGAGGTCAGGCTTTGCACTAGCTATTAGTTTAAATGCAGTTGCAGCTTGACTAGCGGACAGTGTGGTTGTTTTACCAATCTTGGCGGCTTGCTCTTCATAGAATGCTAAATCATCACCAGTGGCTCCTGTGATTGCAGAGAGTTCGCTAATAGATTTAGTAAATTGGTTGGTGTCTCTAATTACTTTTGCTAAAGCAGTGCCAGCACCCATAGCAACCAAAGCACCGCTGAGTAATTTAACCTTGGACATAGCCCCAGAAGAAGCCGCACCCATTCCAGTAATACTTGCAGTTGCAGTTCTAACAGAAGACGAATCCGCTCTAATTTCGAGATTTGCTACATCCATGAGTTATCGCCTATCGTTACGTATTTGATCGCGAGTGCTTAATGACATACCTTCGGGAACGTCATAATCTCTATATGGGGCGGGAACAATGCTGCCTTCGTATTGTTGAGAGTAGTTGTGGTACATAGCAGACAGCTTCTTTATCTGTTTGATTTCCCATAACCTAAGCTGCACTCCAGTAAGTTCCATCCAGTGATATATCTCACTCCATGTAACCCCGCTTAGTCCTATTTCTGCAATTAAAGGAATCATGTAATAAAAAGGCTCAACATCAGGCATTTGAACATCAACATATGATTCAAGCCTAGCCGTTGTTGAGCCTTTCTTTGCTGTAGTCAGCCACGCCCAATACCGGACGTATTCCTCTAACTGCTTTTCTACTTTGTGTCGTATTTGCTCCGATCAGCAGCATCTTCAATTACTTGCTCAGTAATCCATCCGCGTTGGGTATACATCATTAAGGCGTTTTCTTTATTACAAACTAACTTCTCGCCATTATATTCAATGTTTTGCCAGCTGACCGTACATTCAGCCAGTGCCTCTCGGACATTATCTTCTACTACCGAGCTAGGCACTGGTTTATTGCGATATTTGGCTGCATTCCTTTGCTCCATCTTTCGCATATGTTGTTGCCATTTTTTTGAGTCTCTTCCCAAGACTTTAATGGTAATCCTTTTACCGCCCTCATCTTCTAAAGGCTCTCCAGTTACGGGGTTGGCAAGTTCAGTTGTAATGCCCTTGTCTGCCGCTGCTGTTAGGTCGATCTTACTTAAATCCATAGTTTGTACCTTATGTGGTAACTACTACTGACCTAGTGCGCTCAACCTGTATGGTTCTCTGAACCAAAGAGTCTGCGCCTCCAGCGACAGTATTAAAAGAAACGACTTTGCCCGTCCAGTAATCATCAGTACCATCCTGATAAGTTACTTTGAAAGCATAGTCGACCTCGGCTTGTAAGGCAGCTAATACAATAACTTGACCCGCATCATCATCGTCACGGTTGACGGTAATAGAGTCAGCATCATTGTTATAAGTGCCTTTGTACTTATCGGTAGACCGCTGGTTGATAGGGTTAGAGGTAACTACGTTAAAAGTTTGTCCTCCAGCCGACCAATCAGTGACCTGTCCAATTGTTGTATAAGTTGAAGACGGATAGCCAGTAGTGGCATCTGAATCAAATGTTGTAGGTAGCGTTGCTGAAATTGCAATTACGGATTCTACTAGGGTCTGAGCTGAAGTTGGCATAACTTAATTCCTCGGTATAAATGCTCTATATGATATTGTGATTAGGGTAACGTACCAGCTTTCTTCAACTACACCCTGCTGGCGGTTTACTGCGGTTATTCTAGCAGATTGACCTGAATATGAAACACTGCTCCCAATAGAGTAGTCTGCCATGATCGTTTCTGCTTGATTCTTTGCTGCAAAAGCTCCTGAATCAACAGGATACCTCAAGATTATCCGAAACAAACCATCTGTTTCATTTGTAGATTTTAAATCTAAAGCTGTAATGTCATTAGGAATATTTAACAATTGGGCGTAAGGAGTCCCAGCAGTAGGCGTATAGGGCTGATTTTGATAGGCCGTTTCTAGCCCATAAGCCCCGTCAATAAAGCTCTGTATGAATGCTTGATCAATCTTGATACTCACCTAGCCTTCCTTACTTCTTCCTTAACAATTCTTTGAATTCTAGCCATATTCTTAGCAACCATTCCGTCTTGTTGCTCCCAGTATTCTACATAAGGCACGTTATTAGTTAGGTAATTAACTTTTCCAGACCTAACATTTCTAGTAACTTCGCTTTCTGCGATACTTCCACCCTTATCTTTTCTATTTGTTTCTTGAATAATAGGACTGCCAACACTGGTCTGCCAGTTACCTCTCATTCGACCAGTATCAACTCTGGTATCCATTATAACGCTAGAAAACAACTTGATAGTTATACCTCTGGCAGCCTCATCTAAGGATAAGTTTGCTTTTCTAGCCCATTGACCAATACTTACAATAGCCATTTATCTTCTCGCTTGTATAAAATATACAATTCCAATAGTGGAAGGCTTTGATTCTTTCACATCTATTATTGACCAATCTTGAGATGACAAAGTAATTTTGTCCGTAGTTAAAGGTTCAACCGTATTGTCTACAATAACTAATCTGTCAGAAGATAGAATTCTTGTTCCGTCTACTTGATCATCTCTATACCGCTGAACCAATCCCTGCGGAGTGTAGCTTGCGGTACTTCCAGCCACGACAGCACCAGTAACAGGGCTGATACTACCGCCTGTAGTTCGCTTAATAGTTATTGTCATGCCAAACTTTTTGAGCAACCTAGATGCAGTT